ATAAGATTGCTGAAGTCCGTGAGACACAGAAACTACAGAAACAACAAGAAGTAATTAATGAAACACCAGAAGAACATCCTGCCTTTAAGTCTTGGGTATCCGAGAATAAATGGTACGAAAAGAATAGTGAAATGCGTAGTGATGCAGACAGCTTCGGTGCTGCTTACGCAAGTAACAACACAGACAAAACCCCAAGTGAGGTTCTTGAATATGTTACTAAGAAAATTAAGAAGGCATATCCAGAGGAATTCTCTAACCAGAATCGCCTACGCCCAAGTGGTGTAGAAGCTGGTGGGGGTACTAGACAAGGATCGTCAAGAGACAGCTTTACTCTAACAGAAGAGGAAACCAGAGTCATGAATACGTTTGTTCGTAACGAGATTATGACGAAGGAAGATTATATTAAACAAGTTAAATCAATGCGAGGCTAAGAAAATGGCAAACCTTAAAACATCAGAACGTACTCGTCGTACCCCAATCAATGGGACTCGTAATAGACTATCCGTACGTGGGAAAGAACCCGGTTATGTATATCGTATTGTAAATGATACTGAAGATCGTATTACCTCTCTACAAGAGATGGGATACGAAATAGTTACTGATAGTAATGTATCTGTCGGTGATAAACGAATTGCTAATCCTTCCCAAGAAGGCAGTCCTGTAAAGGTCTCTGTTGGTCTAGGTACTCAAGCATATGTCATGCGCCAGAAGCAGGAATTCTTCGATGAAGACCAAGCTGCTAAGGCTGCACGTAATAATGAACTTGAGGCCGGGATGAAGAAAGATGCTGCTGCTGCTGGGTTCTATGGAAAACTTGATATCTCAAAATGATAAATAAAAAGTTCCTCCATATGGATAGTACTACTTAAACTAAATTTTATATGGAGGTCATTAAATGGCTAACGTAAGTAAAATTAACGGGTTCCGTCCTGTTAAACATGTAAATGGTTCGCCCTACAATGGGCAAGCCAATATTTATGCAGTTCCTGCTGCATATGCTACTAATCTATTTGTAGGCGATGCTGTTGTTATGGATGGCTCTGCTCATACCAATGGTATCCCCACTGTTTCTAAAGCGGCTACACTATCTGGTAGTGTTACGGGTGTTATTGTTGGTATTGTCAATACTAAGTTTGATCCTGTATCTGGCACGATGACTGGTGGTTCTGTTTCACTGGACACTCCTCAGTATCATGTTGCTTCTACCTTTGGGTATATCCTTGTTTGTGATGCTCCTGATGTTATCTATGAAGTAGAACAATGTACTGGTTCTAATGCTAGCTATACCTACCTAGTTGCTGATGTTGGTCAGAACGTTGGTTCTACTAATGTAGCCGGTTCTACTTCCACTGGCAACTCTGGTTCTGCAATTGATATGGCTACTGTAGGAACTACAGCTTCCCTTCCTTGGAAGATTCTTGGTCCAGCACAGAGGATTAATAACGAAACACTTACTGGTTCCTCTACTTTTGTTAAAATGCTAGTAAAGATCAACAATGCTACGCTAGGTAATGGTACCGGCGCAACCGGATTCTAAGGAGAATAACTAATGTCTGGAATTATTACCTCAAGTTCGTTTGCCAAACTACTTTGGCCTGGTATCAATGCTCTGTATGGTAAAGCATACAATGACTATCCCCAAGAGTGGAAGTCACTTGGCTTTGAGATGAATAAATCAAGCAAAGCCTATGAAGAAGACGTTGGTCTATCTTCATTTGGTCTAGCTGGTGTTAAATCTGAAGGCGGTCCTATCAGTTATGATACCGAACGTCAAGGCTTTACGACTCGTTATAACCATGTAGTATATGCTCTTGGTTTTATCGTTACTCGTGAAATCTATGAAGATGACCAGTATGATCAAGTTTGTAAGCGTAAAGCTGGTGCCCTTGCTCGTAGTATGAATCAAACCAAAGAGATTGTTGCTGCTAATATCTTTAACCGGATGACTGATACTAACTATCTAGGTGGTGATGGTAGTCCTCTAATCTCTACAACCCATGCTAACGTATCTGGTGGTTCTTGGAGCAATTCTCCTGCTACTGCTGCTGACATGAGTGAGGCATCTCTAGAACAAGCTGTTATTGACATTGCTGCTTTCCGTGATGATCGTGGTCTGTTGATTGCTTGTAAGCCTAAAAAACTTATTGTTCGTCCTGATCTTCAGTTTGAAACCAAGCGTATTCTTGGTTCAGAGGGTCGTATTGGTACTGATAATAACGATCTAAATGCTATCAAGACTATGGGTGTTATCCCTGAAGTTGTTATTAACCACTATCTAACTGACGTTGATCAGTGGACTATCATCACTGATGTTCAGGATGGTCTCAAGCACTTTGAGCGTCGTGCTGATCAGTTTGAGATGGACAATGACTTTGATACTGAGAACGCTAAGTACAAAGCCACAGGTCGTTACTCCTTTGGTTGGTCAGATCCCCGTTGTGCCTATGGCTCAATTGGTGTCTGATAAATAAATAGGTGGCCCTTCGGGGCTGCCGTCTAAAGGAGAAATAAATATGGCTATTGTTAATATGAGTTATCCAAAGCCACGGGCCGCTCAAACAAAGTTAGCTGCGATGACGTATGCTGATACTACTGCAAGAGAACTTTTTGTTCTCCCTAAAAATGCAGTGATTTTGGGTATCTATGTGCTTGGTGCTACGGCCTCTAATGCTGGTACTACTGGTACGCTTAGTATTGGTTCTAGTATAACGGCTACTGAGTATATGTCTGGTTTTGATGTTAAAACCGCAGCTACTGGTGTTGGTTATAACCCTGCTGGTGGTAAAGCTGTTGGCAGCGCTATGGCAACCCCACTAACTACCGATGTCCATGTATACGGAATCTACGCTGAAACAGGTGCTGGTGCTTCTGCTGGTGCTTGGACTATCAAGGTTGAGTACTTCGTAACTGGTCCACAAGAAACCCTTTAATCTAGGGTATTAAAAGAAGAAGTTGTAAGATGTCTATAGAGACAGTTTTCAGAGATAATATACTGGAGCTGTCTCTTTTTTTTAAATGTGTCGTATGGAACACTCGTCCATACCGAGGAGGAATCCTCTACAAAAGGAGTAATGAATAATGGCAATGAATACTATTAAAGTTATGGGTGGGTCTTTTTCAAAAGGCACATTCAGTGGTACTACCCCTATAGAAATAAAAATGAGATATGCCCCTCTTCCAGCAACTGTCTGGGTACGTCCTACTGCTGGGACTGTTTCGGTGCTATATAGCGTTGATGAAGCTGTCAACTACACAGCAGTTACTACGCTTACATCTTCTGCAGCTTATTCAGACACGGTACTCACAGGCCCAATCACTAACCTGAAGTTTGTAGGTGACGGGGGAACAGCTGCTGGTACTTGGGGGGTATGTTAAAATGAGTACAAATGCACCATTTAATTCAAGCAGTAGCACCGCTGCTAATCTAGGCAACTTGACTAATAACGGATTCGCGGCACTCGGCGTTGTCGTAGCGGGTGGCGTTCCGGGTACGGCTTTGGTTGACTCTACGGGCGCAGCGCCAACCGCGATTCAAGGCCAGTGGATACCGCGCACGGGCACGGCAGTGGCGCTCGCGACGACCACATTAAATCCGGGCGAAATCGCAGTTGCGAATGATGCGCCAAAGTTGTTTGTCAACCCAACGAATGCTTCGGCTGTGGGAAAGCTTTTTCCAATCAACATTCTCGCCATCGCTAGCGGTGGCGTAACGGCATCAACGGCAAATACTGATTATTTCTTGCCGCTGACCGTAGTTAGTGACGAATCCGGCATGATTGACGGGTCAGGCTATTTATTGCGCGCGGCTGGAGCAAACTATATATCTGTGAGTGGAATCATGCAGTACCCCTATGACTCTACCCGTACCAAGTGCATTGTTCGGCTGCAACAAGAAACTGCTCTAAATAGTGGTTCTTGGGGCAATATAGATACAACCACTTTCCCCAATAACACTGTTGGCTCCTTGAACACGAGGTTGAGTGTGATTTTTATCGGCGCAATATCGGGAACTGGGCGCATTCGTATCGTGGTTCAAACTGACGGGGTGTCAACAGTTATAAACACTGCGCCCGCTGGGTTTCTGATCAATCAACTTGCGCTATGACCCTGTTATTCAATCCCTCTGCTCCAGTGGTGTTCTCAACACTACCGACGACCCCGCCACCGGCTGTCAAGCATCATTTCAAGATGCTTGAAACGTCGGGTAGCGTTCTTACCGATAGCATCGGCGGGTGTGTATGGGATATTGCGGCGGGCGGTTCCGCGCTACAGTTTAATCAGCTCGGCAGCATAGGGAGTGTAGCGTCTAACATGGCTATCAACGCGGTGCCAATTCCCTTGTCGTCAGGGACATTTCACACATTTGATCCATCGCGATACTTCATGGTCATTGCGGCAGGTCGCGTGCTTGATACTACAACTGATGGCTCCAGCGGAACACGGTTCTCTTTGGGCGACATCAATAACATTGCCACTGTGAAGTACTCAAACCCGCAGGGATTGGGACTGTCTAATGGAGAATTCCATGCGGTTGCTGGGCAGCATGGCACAGGTAACTATTTCAGGAACACTATAGCATATCCGCAACTGTCGCCGCCACCAGACGCACTATATGATGTAGATAACTCTCCGATTGTCTCGCTAGACGGCAATTTTTACGGCAAAGATGTATTGGAAATTTTCGTCTATACTGGTAGCAACACAGGGTATTTTGAATCATATGACATAGCCACGGGGGGGAAGTTAATATATGGCTGGACGGTGGATGCGACTGGTTACGCAGCATCCCTGACACCGAACCCGTGTATGCGGTTTGCGAACTGGGCGATGTACGGCTATATGGCGCTTGAGTTTACTTCCCCGCCACCGGCTAATGCACGGCAAGGTGCGCTGTGGCTGGCTCAGCAATGGTTGGCTGGAAATCGCACCAGCTTTGCTCCGCATTTCTATGGCTTGTCATGAGCAAGCAGTCATCTGAGAGGGTGGCTTACAACATCCTTTAAAAGTATAAAATGATCCCAGAAAAACAACTTCACGACATAATTGAAACACATTCTAAGAATATTAGTGAGTTACATATCTACCGAAAAGAAGATAGACGACTTATTGAAAAACATGAGGATCAGATTCATGTATTAGATAATACTATGACAGAGTTACGAGAACGGTTTGGTCTTGTGGCTACCCATGCAGATATTAGAGAACTTCATGAGAAGATTGACTCAAGTATCAATAATCTTCTTAAGGATGCTCTTAATGCTGTTCCTGGTAAGATAGGACTTGCCTTTACGGGCCTTATGTCCCTTGTAGCAATTATCTCTCTTATAATTAGCTTAACTAAACACCTATAGGAATAAAGGAAGATCACTATGTCTAGGGGATGGAATTATAAAAGTGGTGATTGGTACGTCCTTTGCGATGTATGTAATATAAAGATTAAGGCATCTAATAGTAAGCATAGGTGGGATGGGTTTATAGTTTGTGATTGTTGCTTTGAACAAAGACATAGTCAAGACTTTGTCAAGGTACGACAAGATAAGATTACAGTTCCATTTCAAAGACCACCTTCTACAGATGTTTATGGTGGGTTTGACCAGAACCTAAATCCAAGTACACCAACTTATGCAGATACACTTACCTGTACTCCAAGCAGTTCCTATGCAACTTCTGGAGATGCCATATCAGGGTGTGCTATTGCAGGAAAAATTAATCCAGGTACCCTCTAAAGGGTATCTAAAAAAAGGAGCCAATCTTGGCAAATACAACTTTTATAGATGGGCAGACACCTATTAAAGCATCATGGTTAAATGATGTAAACACAGTAGTCTATAACCCAGCAGCAGCCGTTATCCCAGCAAGTTCCATCATTAACACTCCAAATACTCCAGCAGGGAATATTGCATCTACCAATGTGCAGACTGCCCTTAATGAACTGGATAGTGAGAAGCAGCCAGCGGCTACACAACTTACAGTCCTTGCTGGTATGCCTGCTTCGCGTGCCACTGCACTTGCATCATCCTATCTGCTTACTACCACGATAGAAACCGACTTAAACAATATCGTCGCACCCGGAGTTTATAACGTCTTAGGGACGACAAACTCTCCGCTAAATGGTTATTGGGTATTTCTGGAAGTATTCCAATATATTACTGACTCAGTTTTCATCATGCAGCGGTGCTCGGCAATGGGGGACGCTATCCCCCAGCAAGCAAAATCATTTCTCCGATATCGTTACGTCGGTAGCGTCTGGTCGGCATGGGAGCAGGTGAGCGGCATGGTTGCTACCACTGCAGAAATGCAAGCTGGTACGGAAACTACGGTAAAGGGCATGTCGCCTTTACTGGTGAAACAGGCGAATAAAATACTCCAAGTCGTTCATTATGATACTGGGGCGAGTGCTATAGGAACAACACCAAGACCACTTAACGACACCATCCCACAGAGTAACGAGGGAGACCAGTATATGTCGCTTGCAATAACGCCATTGTCAGCAACGAGTACACTTGTTATTGATGTCACCTATTTTGCTTCATTTTCAGTAGCTTCCTCATGGATTACAGGGGCGCTTTTCAGGGATAACACAGCCTCGGCAATCGGAGCTATGCCTTCATATGAAGCTACTGGTTTAGCAGCACACCCCACAACATTCTCTGTAAAAGTCCCATCTAATGCCACTACCGCAACTACTTTTAAGGTGCGGATTGGTGGAAGCACTGGGGGAACGTTAACTTTTAACGGTGCTATTTCAGCGAGATACTTAGGCGGCGTTATGTCATCAAGTATTCGCATCACGGAGATTGCAGCATGAACATAATGAATATACCTTTAGATAAACAAGGACACTTCTTTGCTGGGTATGCAATTGCGGCTACAGTATTTCCTATTACTCATTTAGGAAGTCTTGCTGTAGTTGCCTGTATTGCTGCTCTAAAAGAATGGTATGACTTTAAACATCCACTTGTGCATACAGCAGATGTTTATGATTTTGTAGCAACAACTCTTGGAGGAGCCGTAGCTTACGGAATCCTAACAATACTTCATGACTACATCTAATTCAACAGACTTCAGTGTTACACGGGATGATTTAATTAAAGGGGCACTTCGTTTATGTGGTGCATTGGCTGTAGGAGAGACACCATCTGTCGATCAGGTTAACGAGGCGGCTGTAGCCTTAAATATGCTTGTGAAGTCATGGGAGGCTGATGGAATGCCCCTATGGGCACGTACTGATTATTTTCTTCCTCTAACTCTAGGGACAGTAAGTTATACTTTTGGTATTGGGCAGACTATTAATATCCCAAAACCACTTAAGG